TCCTGCTTCTGCTCCGGCGGCTTACGTCGAGCAAGTGCAGAACGCTTGGAAGAAGCCTCTTTCCGTTACCAAGGAGAACTGATCCATGGCTGTCACTTTTACCACTTCTGGGACTGCCACTGCCGGCGGCGTGCAACAGGCTTATGGCCTCATTCACGACGCCCTGCTGGAAGGCCAACTGTCCGACATGCGGGACAACACCATTGGCTCCTATGTCAATGAAACTAGTGCCGTGATTGCCTTTGGCAACATCGTCACCTACGCCTCCGGCGGCACCGTCCCCAATTCCGCCAAGACCATCGGCGCCACTGGCGAAACCGTGCTCGGCGTCAACGTGCTCACCTACGTGGACGAAACCGCTGAAGACACCCACAGCCGCCCCGGCGTGAAGGCCACTCAGGCCATGAACGTCCTGAACGAAGGCGCAGTGGCCATGTACGTACATGGCAACGTGGATCCTTCCACTGCTGTGCGCGTCATTCACACCGCTACCGGCGTGCGTTATGCCGGTCAACTGCTTGCCAGTGGCCTCAGTGGTCGCACGGCTCGCCTGTCCAATGCTCGCTATCTCAATTCCGTCACCGGCTCCGGCCTGGCGATCGTTGAACTGAATGGCCCGAGCTTCACTCTCACCGCTGACTGATAGGAGGTTCCAACAATGTCTGAATTTCGCATGGACGAGGCGGGCCTGTTTCTTGAGCGTCAGCTTGAGCACATCCGCCCTCAGGTGTTTGAGACTCAGTACGCTGACATCAAATACCCCACCATCCTGCCTGTGACCAGCGAAGCTGGTAACGCAGCGCAAACCTTCACCTACCGGGTGATGGACAGCACTGGCGAGTTCCGCCTGATTGCTGACGCCGCTGACGATCTGCCCCGCGCTGACGTTAGCCAGGTGGAGAAGACCATCCCCATCCGTTCGTTCGGTGGTTCTTTCGGTTACACCGTGCAAGAACTGCGTGCTGCCCAAATGGCCAACGTGGCCCTGGAGCAGCGTCGTGCCGCCGCTGTGCGCCGCGCCTACGAAGAGAAGGTGGAAAGCATCGCCATGTTTGGCGAAAGCTCCGCTGGCCTGGGTGGGTTCTTCAACAACCCCACCGTTGACGTTCTGGTGGCTGACAAGTGGTTCGGCGGCGCCACCACTGCTCCTGAAATGCTGGAAATCCTGAACTATGGCGTGACTGCCATTGTTGGCGATTCCAACATGGTGGAAGCTCCTGACACCATCCTGATGCCCTATGAGGACTTTCGGATTGTCAGCACCACCCGCAACTCGGATTCCTCGGATGTGACCGTGCTGGAATACTTCCTGCGCACCAACTCCTACATCCGCAACATCGAGCCCATCAACCAGCTCGACAAGGACAAGAGCGTGCTCAACACCAACCGCCTGGTGGTGTACAAGCGCGATCCCCAGAAGGTGCAACTGCACATTCCTCAGCCGCTTGAGCTGTTCCCGCCCCAGCAACGTGGTCTGGAGTTCATCGTTCCCGCCCATGCCCGTGTTGGTGGCGTTGCTCTGTACTTCCCCAAGAGCGTGAAGTACGTCCAGGCTGCCTCCTGAGCCTGACAAGATTCGGGGCGTTAAGCTATTGGCAGTTTGTTTTCCGACAGATGCTGATTGCATATCGCCCTGAACTTGAAAATCCACCCCGCGAAGGTGGACTCGGCGTCGTCACTGATGCCGGCATGATTCAGCTCAGCCCCGGCGTGAACCTTGACGTTCCTGAGACGAAATGGGCACAAGCCCGTCTCAACCTCACCGTCAAGCGCCTGATGGCCATTGGTGCCATTGAGGAACTGAAAGAACAGGCAACTGTGAAGGACGTTCCCCAAAGCATTGATGCCCTCGCCAGCCTGCCCCTGTCCGAAGCACTCCGCATTCTTGAAGTGATGCACGACACTGAGCAACTTGCTGATTGGGTGAAGGTGGAAGGCCGCACCCGCGTCCGTGCCGCCATTCGTCGGCGCCTGGAAACCATCCGCATCGGGAAGGCTTGATCATGGCAGTGACTGTTGCCAGTTTCCTTGATAGGTTCCCTGAGTTCATTCCCCATCCATCGGGAATTGTCAATGGGGCCATCACGGAAGCAACGGCAGATGTGAACGCAGATGTGTTTGGCAGCCAAACCGATCGCGCTGTTAAGCACCTTGCTGCTCACATCATTGCCATTCAGCTTGCACAAATGGGCGTTCAGATTGGCGCCACTGACGGCAAGGTGTATGGCGAGGGACTGGAGGCCACTCAGTATGGCCAAGAGTACCTACGGATGCTCACTTTCGTCTCTGGATCTTCTTCCATTGGTTTCGTGGTATGAACGGACTGTCGCCACTCGCTAATGCCACTCTTGTGTGGCAAGTAGCTTCTGGCTATGTCCTTGATGCCGCCACTGGCAACTACGTGTCAGTGTCCTCAGGAGTTGTGCATTATGCCACGTTGCGTCAAAAGCGCAATCCGCAGTATGACTACCTGCTAGGAGCCGACACCACTGCCACCTACATGGAAGGCAGGCTGACCAACCCTTTAGCACTGTCTGGGGTGACGCCTGGCAGCAGCGCAGCCGCCACAATCAATGGAAGGGAAGGACGGTTTGAGCTGCTACCAAACGAGCAAATTGCTGAACACTACTGGCAGTTTCTCGGCACACCAATCAGAGGCATTTTTAGACTGGTTGGTAAAGGAAGCGTACAGAACGTCTGACGCTTAACCACTTTCTTCTCCATTGAGGATTCTCCAATGCTCTACCACCCGACTGAACTGGTTAAGAGCCAAGACGTTATCGTGCGTATTGGCGCTATTGCGGGCACTGTCCGCCCAGTGATCACTCAGAGCGGCGCCACCTTCACGGTGTCGGGCGCTCCCACCCTGTACACGCTGCAGGCTGCTACCACGGCTTCCGTGGCCTTCAACGACGGCAATCAGGAGTTCTACCTCCTGGGCGGCGGCGGTTATGCTGACAGCGTGATCGTGACCAGCCAAGCCACTGCTTCCATCACTTCCTACTTCCAGAAGGACGTTGATGGTTCCACCTTTGTGCCCAGCAGCTTTGACGAAGCCTTCCAAGTGGTTTCCGAAAGCCGCTACAACAAGAACCATGAAGTGTACGTTGAAATCAATAAGCAACTTGGTTCCAGCGGCACCACCTTCTACTACGACCGTGTGGCCTACTGCGCTGTGGTGCAGGGCTACAACGAGAGCTACCCGGCGGACAACCTCGTTGAGGTGACTTTCGATCTGGTGAGCCGTGGTCGTATTGGCATCCACCAGGGCGCCACTTCCAGCGGCACGCTCATTCCTAGCGCCCCCAACTCCTGATTGTTGGCCGCTTGAATTGATCGTGAATGTGTTAGCCTCCCTGTACAGGGGGGCTTTCGCTTGTGAACTTACTGGAGCTGCGCGATACCATTGAAACCGTGCTGACCATAAGCCCTAGCCTGCTGGGTTGCTATGTGCTGCCAAACAATGTCACCATTCCAGCTTTGTACGTGACGGGGCGCACGAGCGTGGCGCCTGAGTGGAAAGTGCTTGGCCTGGAGGCCGCCATCCTACAGCAACCGTCCCTGGACCCTGCGCCGGGACTGGGCATTGTGGACTTGTTGAAGCAATGGGAAGTGATGCTGACGCAATACAAGCCTGATGGCAATGAAATGGGAGAGGCAATGGAAAGAATGGCTCGGCGGTTCCCTGATGCTGACTTGCGCTACCTGCGGGGGAGTGATGTGGCGTATGAGCGTTGCCGAATTATCATTCCTGACCGCGAAATTAAACTGCGACTGGTCTAAGCATGGCCATCCTTAATGCTACCATTGTCAACTTCAAGGCTGTGGAGCGGGCGTTGCTGGGAGCGTTTGAGGATTGGGCCACTGAGGACATTAACGATGCGTATTGGGACGATCAATTCCTAGACATGGGGCTGTGGCCGTACAACAATGAAACCAAGCGCAGCAATGGCGAAGTGGTGGATAGCCCGCGAGATATTTACGACTTGGGCGACTTGTACAGAAGCGGCAAGGAAAGCTATGTCGTCACCATCGCTCCACAACAGGCCACTGCATCGTGGCAGTGGCTGGACTACGGCTACTACGTTCACTACGGCACAGGCAGTAACGTAACAGCCCGCCCGTTCACTGATGATATTGCTTTGGTTGCATCGTTCTTCCGGCGGGCGCCTGGCAAGGAATTCGTACGTAGAGTGCAGACAGCCTTGGACAGAATCAATGCCCCAAATCGACTGCCTAGTTAGCGACGACTCCCGTTTTCATGCCATCAACTGCTCTGTAGAAGGGAGTGCAATGGAAGTGGGTATTGTTTGCGCCGTGTCTTGCCAAGAAACCACCGTTAGAATCAGCAGCGACACAGACGCCTTTGTCGTGGAACTTCCGAAGGAGCTTCTTTCTGGCAGTGAACGAGTGAAGGCTTTTAACATCCTCTTGAACATCTTGAGCCATGAGCAAGTATAGTTTCCTCCTGCAAGGCACGGAAAACGAATACGAAGAGCTGTCGCCGTCTCTGCGACTGCGCAAGTATGGCGGATGGCTGGTTGCGGAAGCCATTGAGCAAGAAGAGCTGTCCAAAGCTCAGAGCCAGGCAACCATTCGTGCGGTGCAACTGGCGAAGCGCATTGCAACCGTCAAGGGCATCGAGCTGGATGCCGCCTTTGAGCTGCTGCAGGGCGGCGGTGGCATGGACGAAATGGATCTGCTCAGTGACTTCACGGACGACACCCTGGCGATGCTGAGCAGCAGCAGCGGCATGGAGCTGTCCAACGCGAAGTTGGTGACGGTGTTTATGCGTTGCCGAGGGGAAGCCCTGATTGATGGCGAGTGGCAGTCCACTGGTGACTGGGGCATTGAAGACACCAAGTTTATGGGGCGCCCCATGATTACCAAGGCGCTGGAGTTCATTGCTGCTGAGCAGGCTGCGGAGGTCAAGCCCGCAAAAAAAGCGCAGAAGCCGAAGACGGAAGCGGCGGCAACCGAGTCCAGCAGCTAGAGTATCAGGCGCGGGCAGTCCTGAAGAACATCACTCCAT